AGCAGACGGCACGAGGGAATCCTACCTGCATGATGCGGAAGGCAGATTGCTTGAGCATACCGATCCGCTCAAGCAAAACACCCGCTATGCGGAAGAGTTGAGCAAGCTGATCGGCTACTACACCTACAAAGCCAGATCGACCTCGCGTTCGCGCGGCAAAAGCAGCAGCGGCAGCATCAGCGATCAGAAACGTGCGGTGATGAATCCGGACGAACTCAAAGTGATGTCGGATACAGACTGCATCATCAGTATGGCAGGAATGCAGCCGATTTATGCGGAAAAAATCCTTTATTACAAGGATCCTGCCTTGAAAGGGCGTGCGAACCTGCCGCTGCCGCATGTTCCCGAACTGAAAGTGCATCTTGCGGCCAAGCCGCCGGCCGCCGCACTCAAGCCGGAATACGTTCCGCCCGAAGTGCTGGAGGATTTCAACTGGCGAGATGCGGCCAACGCCGAAGAACTGGCCCGTTCGGTGCTGGAAGCGATCCTTCCGGCCGGCAGCCCGCCGGAATTTGTCGCGCAGATGGTTCCGGCGATTGCCCGCAACTGGGGCGAAGGCAGCCTGTCCGTTATTGCCAGTATATTGAAAGAGACATCGGGCATTACGGTCGACACGAAAGAGATGCACAAAGAAGCTGCTTAATGATGGTTTTCAGACGGGCTGTTTTTTGGTAACAGGGCAGGTGTTGATGAACCGCCGTCAATCCGACGGCGGTATTTTTTGTTTGGAAATGAAAACCGCAAACTAACTGATATATGCCTTATTTTCATTTTACAGTCATATTAGTAAGTGCGTTTCAATTAAATAATGTCTAGTTTTTGTGACTTTTAGTTGTGTTGTTGTTTTTAAAAATTTGTCCCTAATTAGCTTAAAGTTGTCCCAAATGTATTGTATAATTCATTGAGAGAGGAAATGTCGTATGAAAAAAGCTGATGTACTTGATTTAATCAAATACCATTTTGAGAACAAAGAAGCTGAATTTCGAAATCAAGCAATCACAATTGCTCGTAGTTTCGATAAAGCAGGTGATTCGCAACTTGCACAATATATTATGGGATTAATATCTCAGTCAGATAGATTTGTTCCTCAAAATGGCGACCATAGTGACAATCTTGTGCCTGTAAAATTAGATACCGGACCACTACCATTGCCCACAACTATTACAAACGATTTAAAAGGAATAATTAATGCAGTAAATCATAATATTGGGATTAATAAATTTTTATTTGTTGGCTCTCCAGGTACAGGCAAAACAGAAAGTGCAAAACAGATTGCGAGATTGCTTAATAGAGAGTTACTGATGGTAGACTTTAGCCATTTGGTAGACAGTAAGTTAGGGCAAACTGCTAAAAATCTGACACACGTTTTTGGTGAAATCAACAAGCTGCCATTTTTAAAGAACTATATTATTCTTTTCGATGAGATAGATACGATTGCATTAGATCGCATTAATCAGAATGATATTCGAGAGATGGGGCGTGTTACCTCGACATTTCTAAAAGCCTTAGATAGTTTGAATCCTGATGCTCTAATTATTGCTACTACAAATTTGTATTCAAATTTAGACAAAGCTTTAGTTAGACGTTTTGATGCGACCATTGATTTCGATAGGTATTCAGAAGATGACAGAATTGAAGTCGCTGAAGTCATTCTTAACCATCTATTGAAACAATTCAAGCATGCAGTAAAAGATATGCGTCTTTTCAAGAAAGTTATAAAAAGTACTAAAAGTATCCCAAATCCAGGAGACCTAAAAAATCTTATTAGGACGTCATTGGCTTTTAGTGATTCTAATGATCCATATGATTATTTGAAACGTCTTTTAAGAAGTATGCATAAAGGAAAAACACTAACGGTTAATCAATTGCATGATTTGCAATTTACGGTACGTGAGATAGAAATGCTAACAGGTATATCAAAAAGTAGTGTGTCAAGAGAATTAAAAAATGAGGTTGAAAAATGAATAATATTCTGACATTGAGGGGCAATAAATTTATCCAAGAAAAGCGTAAAGGGGGAGGAGGGCCAATTAAACTATCTAATAATTTAATTGTTAAATTATCTAGACTTAAGGATCTCCATGAGTCATTAATAAAGGTTAAGAAGACGTGGGGTGACAATAAGATCATTGATGGTGTTTTAGTTAGTGTTTACTATGATCGGATTATTGCTAAAAGTAACCGTATAAACGGCTATCTAAATGGTGGTACAAATTTTGAACCAACTCATACAGTAGTCGGTGCGAAATTCAATTCGGATAAAACAAAACATATAATTACTCATTATATTTCTAGAGATATTTTAGATAAAACGATTACTATTTCTAGACAAATTATTGCATTATTTCAACAATCATTTCCAAATGGTGAATTAACTACTCAAGCTTTCAACGATCCAAAAACATTTGATAATTTGCAGTATGATAACTATCCTTTTAAAAAAAATACTTTTAAGCAATATCTGAAAGATTCCTGCTATGTTGAAAAATTTGATATTGAGAAAGCAGAAAAGCAAAATCTGAAAAATTCCATCATTACATTTTATGATGTTAAAACAGATATTCACGATCTCTTAAGGAAGATCAATATAGATGTATCAAATGCTAATGTATTAGATAGTACTACTGCTTTACTTGATGAAAAAAATGTTGAAATAGTCCTTTCAAAAATTCCCTATCTGGTTTCAATGGCTGTTGAGAATTTCTCATCACTATCACCAGAAGAATTTCAGTGTATGGAAGATCAGGTAAAAATACCTATACCTTCTCCTAAAAACGAGCCAATTATAGGTGTTATTGATACATTATTTGATTCAAGGGTTTATTTCAGTGAATGGGTTGACTATCATGATTTGATATCTGACGATATCCATAAAGAACCGGCTGATTATAAACACGGAACAGCAGTGTCATCATTAATTGTAGATGCCCCTAACTTAAACAAACGTCTTGATGATGGTTGTGGTCGGTTTCAAGTTCGTCATTTTGGTGTGTCTCTGCATACTGGATTTAATTCGTTTAACATTATTAAACAAATTAAAGAAATTGTGTCACAAAATAGCGATATCAAAGTTTGGAATTTATCTCTTGGATCTAATGATGAGATAAAAGCTAATTTTATTTCCGCTGAAGCTGCCGCCTTAGATGAAATCCAATTCGAAAATGATGTTATTTTTGTTATTGCTGCCACGAACGGAGCAATGAAAAATGGACAACGTACGAAGATTGGTTCCCCTGCTGATTCATTAAATTCACTAATTGTCAGTTCAGTAGATTTTGAAGGTAAACCGGCAGATTATTCTCGACAAGGTATCGTATTATCATTTTTTACGAAACCTGACATTGCCTATTATGGCGGTGGGAATGAAAGCTATATTAACGTATGTGAACCATTGGGTTCAGCAAGAGTTGCAGGAACCAGTTTTGCAGCCCCTCTTGTCGCTAGGAAATTGGCATATTTGATTTATATTATGGGGCTAAAACGTGAAGAGGCAAAAGCATTGTTAATTGATTCTGCAATAGGCTGGAATGCTAAACAATCGTTTGAAGAAATGATTCTGATTGGTAATGGGGTGATCCCGATCAAAATAGAGGAAATCCTTTCCACTCCAGAAGATGAAATTAAGTTTATTGTTTCAGATGTTTCGGAAAAATATAATTCGTATAATTATAATTTTCCAGTTCCTGTATCGGATGGCAAGTATCCTTATGTTGCAAAAGTCACAATGTGCTATTTCCCTAGATGTTCACGCAACCAAGGGGTGGATTATACTAACACAGAATTGAATATAACATTCGGCAGATTGAACGATGAAGGGATAAAACCCATTAATAATGATAGACAACACTTCGATGATGCACCCGGTTATATCAAGGAAGAGTCTGCACGGGCCCTTTTTAGAAAGTGGGATAATACCAAGCATATTTGTGAGTCTTTTACACCGAGTAAGAAAGCAAAATCTATTTTCAATACAGCCAACCCACAGTGGGGAATGAGTGTTAAAACCATTGAACGTCTTAAAAAAAAGGATGGGGAGGGAATACGATTCGGTGTAGTTGTAACATTAAAAGAACTCAAAGGTGTCAATCGAATTGAAGAGTTTATTCATCAAGCATCGCTAAGAGGGTGGTTAGTGAGTAAGTTACAGGTAGAAACTCAAGTTGAAATTTACAATAAGCTAAATGAAGAAATAGTATTTGAGTAATAATTATAAAGCCCGATTCAAATTTCTTATAGGCCGTCTGAAGTTTTCAGACGGCCATTATTATTTTGGAGAATACATTATGAGCAACTACGACAACATTGGCAGTGCATTAAGCTGCATTGGATCATATGAAGGAAATAAAAATGGCGGAATATGATGAAATTCGGGCGGCGTTGAGCCATATCGGTGCGGACGACCGCGATATGTGGATACGTATGGGTGCGGCCGTCAAGGACGAAATGGGTGAAGACGGTTTCCACCTGTGGGACGAATGGTCTCAGACGGGCGGCAGTTACAATGCCCGCGACGCAAAAGCGGCATGGAAGTCGTTCAAACCTGGGCATATCAGTATCGGTACGTTGTTTCATCATGCCCAGCAAAACGGCTGGCGGCCGGAAAAACCGTATGTTCCGCTTTCCGATGCCGAAAAAGCCCAGCGGCAGGCTGAATCAGAAGCCAAACGGCTTGAGGCGGAACGGTTGCGGCAAGAGGGCTACGAACGTGTGAAGGGGACGGCGCAAAGAATATGGGCGCAGAGTGTGCCCGCCACATTGGCACACCCCTACCTTACTGCTAAGGGCATAACCGATCCCGCCGTAATTTCAGGTATCCGCCAAAACGAATACAACGACAGCCTGAGACTGCAAATCCCCGTTTTCTACGATGGCCAACTGTACAACCTGCAACCAACGGCATCGAATATGTAGGACGGCGGCAGGTCAGAACGGCCGAACCTTATCAGCCGGTCGATCCCGAACATCCGTACGGCATCGGTCGTACCGGCAACCATTTCGGCGACGCCCCGCCGCTAGAAACGGATAAAAACGGTAGGGCAAAGTATTTTTATGAATCTGATTTTGCCAAATATCAACTCGATGATGTCAGAACCGACATCCGCTATTTGGATTTATCCGCCTACGGCAGACAGTATCAAAACTCCGCCAACAGCGGCGTGCAGGACTTGGTGGCCGCCCTGCAATGGGTGAAAGACAATGCCGCGCAATTCGGCGGCGACCCGCAAAACATTACCATTTTCGGCGAATCAGGCGGCGGCGCGAAAGTACTGACCCTGATGGGTACGCCTGCCGCCAAAGGGCTGTTTCACAACCCGAACATCGAAGGGTTGCCGCAATGGGAAGCCTATACGCCCCAAAACGGCGCAACCATGATTTTTGACGATAAGCCCGTGATCAAATACCACCACGACGCCGAACTTTTGCGCCTGCTCAAACCCGATGGACGGTTCTAAAGGGATAAGGCAGCCTGAAAGCTGATGAAGGCTACCTGAAAGCAGCCTGCACGTGGAAAACCAAATGTGCAGGCTGCTTTTTGATGCTTTCAGACGGCCTATCAGGCTACAGCTTCAATTTTGCCCCGTATTGGAGCCGGCTGCGTGCCGGCGATATGCGCCTGACCTACTAAGGGTATGCCTGTTTTACTAGTATCAGTCTCTCAGATATGCTTCTGATGAAGTAAGAAACTTTTTGAATTCACACACGAACATTGCCGCCTTCAAGTTTTCGCTTAAACAGATCTGAGTGAGTACGATTTGACGGACAAAGCTTGAATGCTGCATCAACCTGATCATAGCCAAGCTGTCAGGCATAAACCTTTTTTCCAACCAGTTTTTGACCGTCCGCTCTGATACACCTGTCCAATGTGCAAGGTTTTTGACATTGACATGATTTTTCTGCAATTCTTTGTATAAAGCGCTTGAGAGTAACTCTTTCCACATATCTTCATTGATATTCTTCAAGGGAAGTTTTTTTCCATTTGAGTGCAACATTTTTCCTAACTGTTCCTTTATATTTTGTTAATCAATAAATTACCTACCATTTGTTATGGATCCAAAGGAACAGTTATCAAAACAGCAAAAAGCGGTTCTGTATATCCGTATGTCCACGGATCATCAGAAATATTCGCCTGATAACCAGAAAGCTTTTTTGCTGGAATATGCCAATAAGAACGGACTGGCCGTTGTTGGTGAATTTATTGACGAAGGCATCAGCGGAGTCGTGACGCAAAAACGGTATCAGTTCTTGAACTTAATTGATTTGGTCAGAAGCGGCAAAGCAGATTTCGGTCATATTTTGGTTTATGACGCGAGTCGCTGGGGACGCTTTATTGACCCGCAAGAATCTAGTTATTACCAATACCTCTGTCAGCAGCAAAACATCATTCTGCACAAATGTGCGGAACCGATTCCAGTGGCAACAGAAGAGTTGGATCCGGTAGTAACAGGTATCATAGATGTATTCCAGCAAACTTCCGCCGGTCTCTTTAGCAAGGGACTATCAAAGAAGGTTTTTCTCGGGCAAGAAAACTTGATCAGGCTCGGTTTTCGACAAGGTGGCTCTGCAGGGTACGGATTGCGCCGCTTGTTGGTAGACGAGAATAGGCAGCCAAAATTTGAGCTTAAGGCCGGGGAACATAAGAGTATCCAAACCGACAGGGTAATTCTGGTTCCCGGCCCGGAACATGAACAGGCCGTTATCCGGAAAATTTACGAGGACTTCATTTACCAAAAAATGAGCGAACAGGCGATAGCTGATGATTTAAACAGACAGCAAATTTTGACCGATCGTGGCACCTCTTGGACTAGAGGTGTTGTGCATCAAATCCTGATTAACGAAAAATACATTGGCAATAATGTCTGGAACAAAAACAGCTATTCGCCCTTCAAGCCACATAAAGGCAAGAATGCCTCCGAACAATGGGTACGGGCTAATTCAGTCTTTCAACCCATTGTTTCCACCGTACTGTTCAATGCCGCCCAAAGCATTATCCACCAAAGAAGCCGGCATTGGAGTAATGAAGAAATGCTGGATAAATTAAAGGAGCTACTCAGAATTAACGGCAAGCTGTCTGGTTTGATCATTGATGAAGCCGCAGATTGTCCTTCCAGCAGTATGTTCCGTAGCCGCTTCGGAAGCCTACTTAAGAGCTATCAGGAAGTAGGTTATATACCCAGCCGAGACTATCGCTATCTGAAAATCAATCGCGCCTTGAGACGGACTCATGCAGATCTGGTTGAGCAGACGATTGCAGAAATTGAGCGGCTGGGGGGAGCGGTATCCCGCATTCCGGAAAACGATTTACTCCATATTAATCAGGAGTTTTTTGTTTCTCTAGTGCTGGCACGCTGTCGGATAAGCGATGCTGGTACCAAACGCTGGTTTATACGTTTTGACAGTAGCCTTGCTCCTGATTTGACCATAGCTGTGCGGCTGGATGAAACGGCGGAGAAAATAGTAGATTACTATCTACTTCCTTCCGAAAAAACCCATTGTGCCAAAGTGAGATTGACGGAACAAAACCCAATTGACTGGGATTGTTATCACCATAAAGATTTGAGTCGTTTTTTTGCCATGAGTAAACGGGTATTGATTAAGGAGGCAATTTTATGAGAATGGTGATTCAAATACTACCGATCAATCGAATCAAGGTTCTGAATCCACGCAGTAGGAACCCCAAAGTGTTTAACCAATTGGTCGCCAGCATCGCGGCAGTCGGTCTAAAACGTCCGATTACCGTTACCAAATCGGAAATATTGGATGGAGAACAATGGTATGGCCTATTATGCGGCGAAGGAAGATTGACCGCCTGCCAAGAGCTAGGTGAAGAGTACATACCGTGTCACATTGTGGAGGTTAGTGGTGACGAAGGATTTTTAATCAGCCTGGCTGAAAATATTGCTAGACGTAAGCACACCAATTTGGAAATACTGTCTGCCATTCGGGTGTTGTATGAACGTGGATATTCCGAAAAAGATATTTCACGAAAAATCGGCCTTCATCAAGCATACATACGGGGAATTTTACATTTGTTGCGAGAAGGTGAGGTACGCCTGATTGCAGGCGTAGAAAAAGGCTATTTGCCGATTGACGTTGCTGTCGATATTTCCCGTGCAAAAGAAAAAGAAGTTCAAACGGCTTTATCCGATCTTTACCAACAACAGAAGCTAAAGCGCGGAGATATTGCCAAAATCAGGAGACTGATCCAACAGAGAAAGCGTGATGGTAAAACTTACCACTTCACTCCGAGGCGTAATACACCTATCAATAAGGAGAAGCTACTTCAAATGTATGAGAATGAGATTAAGCGAAGACAGTTGATGGCAACACAGGCTGAATTTTGCCAACAACAGCTGCTGATCATTCTTTCTGGGTTAAATCGTTTGTTTGAGGATAATCATTTCAAAACACTGCTTCGGGCAGAGAGAATCGTAGATATGCCTGAGAACCTCAGTAAATGCCTGAGCCATTATAGGGAAGAACATAATAAATCAAGCATTTATAAGGCTTTCGGCTATATTTCCGTTCCGCAATCATTACGTTTGAAGCTGGTTTTTATCCAACAAAATCAAAGCCTGTAAAATTTTTGCGGAACGTTTTTCAGGTGATTTCAACCCTCTGAGTTTCAGACGGCCTCACTGCAACACCGCCCCGACATGGCGGATATTGCAAAAATGTTGGATTAAAATATTTTTGTTTAAAAACATAATGATACAAAAAACATAAAAATAATGCTTGCAATACTACTTTTAAAGTAGTATTATGCACACATGGACGGACAACAAGGTCTGCCACCCTACCAAATCAGGGAGCGATTTGGACTAACCGAGTAAAGGATAAATAAAATGGCAACCAATTTCTTAAGCAAGCTATCCCCAGCCGACAGAACGGCAATCTACTGTAAATTCAACCCTGACCATGACTGGATTTGCCAGCGCCTTAATAAAGCATTACAAGCGTTCGAGGAAAAATTAAATACCGCAGCAAATGGACAAGGTTTTTTTGGGCGGGCGCAAATTAACGAAAAAGCCGTACTGGGCGAGAAAGACTACAACCGTTTTAAAAGATTGCCCAGAATCATTGCAACAAGGGAAAAAATGCTGAATAAAAGAAAACATCTTGTATTAAACACTCTTGGTTTTTACAATTAATTATCTAAGCCGCTTGATAAATCAGGCGGTTTCCCTATACCACCAGGGATAGGTGGCAACTTGTCATTTTGGAGTAAAAAATGAAAACAATCCTGATTATTGAGCAGCGAGGGAAAGGTTATATTTATGACCTATTTTCTGACAATGGCACAAAGCGCGGTGTACGTTGTGGATTAACCCCGCAGGCTGCCGCAACCGAAGCCAGTAGAGTTCTGGCTGAGCTGCATCAGTCAGGCTCCGAAGTATCGGTAGTAGCGCCAACTGAAGTTTTTGAAATAATTCCAGCACATTTAATAGGCAGTGCGCCAGTAAAAGCTGTGCGGTTAAAAGCCATTGAGTGGATGGCTGATATACTGCTTGCTATATATGGCGATAAGGCAAAAATCCCCATCAACGTTGCGCGGTATGCCACGCACAATCCGCTGAAAGCGCTTGGATTAATTGCCCAGCTGCGTGAAATGCCAACCAACAACCCTAACGTAGCTGAGTTGATGGACAAAATAGATGATCCAGAGATGTTGAATTTCAAACGCCCTGCCAACCTGGAGGAGCAGATGGCCTTTGATATCCGCCTGTATAAATCACCGTACCAATCCAAGTAACAGGTAATCTCATGATTGACGCCCCGGAGCTAGGCTACACCCCAAACAACCTGCGATCCGTCCGTGCCAAATACGGCCTAACGCAAAAACAAGTGGCCGAAATAACAGGACTAAAAACTTGGCACCCAGTAAACCGATGGGAAGCCCCGATTGAGGCGCCATATCACGCCGACATGCCGCACACAAAATGGCTAAAGTTGTTGGCCGAACTATCATCCCGCCAAGCAAACAACCAAGAAAGGTAGCACTATGAGCAAATTCACTGCGGGCATTGAGGCGCAACTATCCAATCTTGTAAATTTTATCCTTGTGGTTGGTATCATTCTTGTCATTGATTTTGTCATCTATCGGACTTGCTTACACTTCTACGCCCAAATTTACGGGCGCGCCGAAGCTAGGCAACGCGCCTACGGTGCAGGGTGGGTATTTACATGGGTCGCCATACCGGTAGCTATTTGGCTGTTTTTTATACATTAGATAACCACTATAAAATCCGACACAACAAAGGCCGCCTGAATTTCAGACGGCCTTTTTTTACCTCACTGCGACACCGCGCCGCCGTATGCCTGCCACTCCCTCAAATCGGCGGCTTGGCTGTCGGTGGTTTCCGCCAGTCCCGCATATTCCGCAGCGCAGCGTCCGAGTAGCTCCCAGCCTTCGGCACTTGCCGCGCCATCAGGTGCGGCGGCGGTTGCAGCGGTTGCGGGCAGGTTTCGGCGGCCACTTTGACGGGCGGCGTGTTGGCGCAGGCGGTCAAGCTCAAGGCGCATAGCACCAATAGATTTTTCAGCATCTTGTCTTTCCTTTTCTAACTCAACTTGCCTTTCGGCCAGTTCGGCGGCGGCACGGCGTTCTTTCTCACGCGCGGCTGCCGCCTGTTTGTTTGCGGCTTCGGCCAGCGTCAGGCTGATTTTGGCCGCTTCGTCCGCCCTGCCCTTTCGGTATTGCAGGGTGCGGTCGGCCTGCCATGCGCCAAACAACAGGCCGAACACCGCCAGCGCGGCAAGGGGTTGGCGTCATTGTGATACTGGGGAAGCCGTCAGTATAGGTGGCTCCCTCCAGCGGCATCCCACCACTTCGAGTATCTGGAATGCTGTTTTTCAGGCCGTCTGAAGCCCAGGCTTTGTTTAATAATTTTGGTTGCGGCATGGTTTAAACTCCCATAAAAAAAGCACCCTCGCCGAAGGGTGCCAAATTGGCTTCGATATAGCCGAAGGTCTTATCTACCTCCGGCTCGTAAAAATCGAGTAATACTCCGCTTGGGCGGGGCAATAAATCGCTTTGCCGAATAATCGCCCGCTCCGTCGGCAGCAAGAAGAACTCAAAAACATAACGGGCGGCCATTGTGCCGTTTTTGACAAAATATGCCCTCCCACGTTTCTCAAACATGATACTGAGCAGACGGTTGATATTGGGGGCGGAAGCGTAAGTAATATTGCTCATGGCTTTAAGCATGATGATTTTGCGGTACGTTTCATCATCCATCCTGTATTTTCTACCGTCATCTTCCCCACTGCTCCAAGTGCCGGAATTGAACGGCGTAAAACCGGTGGCAAAACCTACGTTTTCATCGTGTGATGTGATGAAAACATAACGTTCGATGCCGACTATCCGCCCCCAAATATCCAAGCCGTAACCCTTTGCCGTTTCGATGTCCCAAATATCACGGTAAAACTCCATCGCATCGGCACGCGGATCAATACACTGGTTAAACTGCTCAATCATCCCGCAAATAATCGGGCTGTTGGCGTATTGACTGATGATGGTTTGCTGAAGATTACGCATCGGGTACAACCTCTATATTCTCCGCCTTGATAGTCGGGTACTGATGGATTCCGACTTGTGCGCTATTACCCATACTGCCCCTTGCCAGCCCGACCTCTATATCGGTTACCTGTGCCGACGTTAAGGCGCGCGCAATGTGGCAGACATAACGCATGGCATAAATCCGCCCGCCGATACCCGTCTTTTCCACCCCGTTAAATGCTTCTACAACAGCCTTTCTAACTACATCCTGATATCCGATAACAGCATCCCTTCCAACTCTGACGCGAAAATAAACAGGCACAGGGGCGGGACGTGTAAAACTGACCTCGTAAGCCGGTTTCGGGTCTGTGTACGTTTCATCATGCACGGTCAAGGTTGTATTGCCTGTGAAATCACATCCGCAACCTGCAAAGCGCAAGATGGTTTCAGCTATCTGCCTGTCGTCGCCGCCGACAACGGCAACATAGATACTGTGGGGTTTGATGACCTGCCCGTTGTGCGTTTCCGATACCGATTTCGGGTTATCGACCACATACACATCACTCACCCCGTCAAGCTGTGCGACGTTGGAATACACGGACTGAGGCGTTCCATGTGCATTTGCGGCCACCGACTGCTGCCGGCGGCGGCGGAAATCCGCGCGGCTTTCCAATTCCCTTCCCGGGACGGCGGGGCGCGGATTATTGACGCGGTCAAGCCCGGTAATTGTCCTGATAGGCTGGTTTACCGTATTGGCGGCGGCCGACACCACGCCGGCGGCGGTAAAAATACCCACCCCCTTGCCGCCTTCCAAAATAGAGGATTCATCCCTCAATATCCATTGCACGCCGCGTGTATCCAACACGGCGAAACCTTTAGGGATGATTGTTCCGGCAAGGCCGATAAATTCACATTCGACTGACGAATCCACGGCTTTTTTCCGCTCCAAAAAATAGATTTTGGCAATCGCATCCTGCATGATGCCGTCTGCGTAATCGGGATTGATTTGATTGACCAGTTCGGCTATCAAATCATTTTTGTCGGCAATCACGGCGGCCATCGACGAAGCAAGCTGCCCTTGCGGTGTTTCCAGACTTTCGGTATTCAGCCCGCCGCCGAACGCGGCATTGATGTCGGCCAACACGCCCGATAAAATTTCCTGATGGGTCGGCAGCTTCAGGCCGCTGTCGGTAATCTGTATTTTAGGTACGTTCGTCATGCCGCCGATGCCGACAACCTGAAAGAAAACGGCTACAACTACTACGGCGCATGGGCAACTGCAAACGACCGTTTTACCTTCCTTTATCCCGGCCAGATGCCCGGCAAATGGAAATGGATTGATGCCTATGTGAACCAAATCCGCCTCAACAGCCAGTTGCAGCTTGCCCTGATGACCCTGCTCACCTCGGCCAAGGCCGTGCCGTACAACGCCGTCGGTATCGCCCTGCAACGCGCCGCCTGCCAAGACCCGATTAACGAGGCCTTGAACTTCGGCAGCATCCAGCCGGGCGTACCGTTGAGCGAACAGCAACGCGCCCTGATTAACAACGAGGCGCGCGTAGATGCCGCCGCGAAGATTGAAAGCACTGGCTATTTCCTGCTGATTCAGAACGCTTCGGCGCAGACGCGCGGAAACCGCCAGTCTATGCCAATGAAGCTGTGGTACACCGACGGCGGCAGCGTGCACAACATCAACCTTGGTTCAATCAACGTCCAGTAAACCCATGCAGGCTGCCTGACAGTTCAGGCGGCCTCTTTGCAAAGGAAAATATATGCAAACCGTATCAGACCGCACCCTGACCGCCGCCAACAGCATCCTGCTGATGCGCGTGAAGGGCTTTAACGACAACTTCGTACAGATTGAAGGCTATGCCGCCGACAACGCCTTCGACTTCGGGCAAGGCAAAATCGGCGAAACCATGATGGGTGTGGACGGCAAACAGTCCGGCGGCTTTACGCCCTACGAAGTGGACTTCAACATCCAGCTTGCGCCCACCAGCAAATCGCGCGACTACTTCGACCAATTCACCAATGACATCCTGCAACGTCAGGAAACGCGCATGGTGGAATTTTCGGTTGAAATCAAGGCTGTAAAGAAACGCTACTCCGCCACCGGCTTCATGGTGGAAGTTCCAGGCGGTACATCCGCCAAGAAAACGCTGGAATCCGCCACTTACTCATTCCGCATCGTAGTGAAACCGGAGGAAATCTGAAATGGCATTAAAGAGCAAGCAAATCACGATTGAGCACGGGCGGGATAAAGGCCGGGTATTCCTAATTACCGAAATGTCGGCCGCCCATGCCGACAACTGGGCGATGCGTGCCCTGATCGCGCTGGCCAACGGCGGCGTGGACTTGGGCAACCTCAGCCCGCAGCAAGGCATGATGGGTATGGCCGGTGTGGCTTTGGACGCATTAGGCCGTCTGAAAGCAGATGATGCCATCCCGTTGTTGAACGAGCTGCTGGACTGCGTGCAAATCATCCCCGAAGGCGGCCAGCCGCGCCCGTTGAATATGGACTTCAACGACGTGGAAGACTTTACCACCCTGTGGCGGTTGCGGAAGGAGGTGTTCGCATTGCATACCGATTTTTTGCAACACGCCTTTGGCAAGACTACGGAGTCGGAAGGGGAAGGGGCGGCGGCCTAGACTATCTGAACCTAACCCAAACCATAGGCGCGCTGGTGTCTTCCCGCATCTGCACACTGCACGAGTTGCAGACTGTGTACGGGCTGGAAGATGCCTTCAACCTTTTGGAGGTCGTCAATACCGATGCCTTCAACCGCAGTAAGGCCGTCTGAAAAAAGGAAATACCATGGCAACCGTTATTGACACCCTGTTTTTGGAACTGGGCATAGATTCGGGCAAATTCGGCACGCAGGCCAAAGAGGCCGAAAACAGGCTTGACCGCATGTCCGCCTCATTCGGCAGGGCGGAAAAAAGCGCGGCCAAATCCTCAAAAGGATTGGAAAAACAGGCCGCGCAGTCCGCCAAAAGCACCAAACAGGCCAAAAGCCTGACGCAGGCGGTCGGCTCCCTGGCGAAGGGCTTTGCCGCCTTCACCGCCTTGGTGATGGGCTCAAACGCACTAGATAAAATGATTCGGGAAGGTGCGCAGGCCAATGTGGAGCTTGACAACCTGTCCCGCAATATCGGCATCAGCCGCAACCAACTCCAAGCATGGGGCGGGATGGCGGAAATGGCCGGCGGAAGCGCGGAAGGGATGAAAGGCAGCCTTGCCGGGTTGAGCATGGGCATTACGCGCCTGACGACTATGGGCGACACCTCCATGGTGCCGTTCTTTAATGCCTTCGGTGTGGCCTTGCTCAATGCCGACGGCAAAGCACGCGACCTCGACAGCATCATGCTGGATTTGGCCGACCGCTTTGCCAAAATGGACAGGGTGCAGGCCTACAATCTGGCTAAAAGCATGGGTTTGGACGACGGCACCATCAATACCTTGATGCTCGGCCGTGCCGAAATGGAAAAGATGCTGGAGATGCAGCGCAACCTTTACCGTTCCGGCGAAAAGGAAATACAGGTCAGCCGCGAACTGACGCAGGCGCGGGGTTATTTGAACGCGCAATGGGACAGCCTGAAAGCCATGCTGGCCGACGCGCTCGCCCCCGTACTGCTGAAAATCGTCAAAATGGTCAGCGGTTTTGTCGATTACCTGATGAAGCACGAAAACAGCATGAAGCATGTTTTTGAAGGCTTGGCATTTGTGCTTGGCGCGGTATTGATACCCGTCTTTATCGCCGCCGCAGCTTCCTTATTGGCCTTTATCGCCCCCTTTGCCCCCTTCATCCTTACCGTCGGTGCATTGGGCGCGGCCTTCCTGCTGCTGTACGACGACTACAAAACATGGGCGGAAGGCGGGAAAAGCCTGCTGGATTGGAAACTTTTTGACAACTACATCAAAACGTCGAAAATCTCGACAGACAGCCTGGGCAGCGCGTTCGTCTACCTGCTCACAGGCTACACGTCATGGGCGGATGCCGCCAACGGCCTGCTGGACTGGCTCAAACTGAAAGGCTTTATTGACGAAAACGGTTTGTCAATCAAAAGCCTGAAAGAAGGATTCCACAACCTCTATCTGGAAATCAAAAACTACCTGATGCCGTATTTCGAAGCATTGAGCGATACCTTTACCGCCATGATGAACGGCGATTGGGAGGGAATGAAAAAAGGGATGGGGCGGATGGTCAAGGAAGCCGGAAACGTCGTTACCGACGTGGTCGGCTGGGGTGTAGGGCACGCGGCGGGCGTTATCGATACCGCCACCGGCCACGATCCGAACGCGGAAGGCAGCCTGCAATCACAGGCTAAGTCCGCAACCAATGCCGCGAAGCAGATGATAGGCGTGGAACAAACGGAGACCAGGCCGATAAAGGGGGCGGTAAAACTCACCGAGCAAGACATTATCGATATTAAAAAAGTTGCCGCTACGGAAGTTGTCGGCAGCCTGAAAGGCGAAGCATTCGATAAGCAGCTTGCCGGAGTGGTCGATACCATCCTGAACAGGGTGTATAAAAAAGGCGGCAATGTCCGCGCCGTTTTAAACGAACGGTGGGCATTCAGCGACATCAACGCCCCGCGGAAAGGCGCATACGGAAGCGTGCAGAATGTACCTATGAGCAGGGTCAGCGCGCGCGTCAGCAAAGGCGTGGACGAGCATTTGGCAAAACGTGCCGCAGGCATGGCCTCAGTTGTCGGCGGAAATACCCATTATGCCAACCCTTATTTTTTAGGAGAGGCCAGTGCCAAGACTAAAAAATGGGTGCGCGAAGTGGAAAGTCAGGCGAATGCAACCGGCCAACGCTTCGGCGCAGGAAAGGCCGTCCATGTGCACGGCACCCCTACCGGTAGCACCGCAGCCCCTGCATTCAGGGTAATACTAGGGGGGAATCAGGCCGTCGCCGCAGGTGCCCAACGCGGGATGCAATCCATGCAGCAGGGCGAGGCAGTACGCGCCCAAAACGTAACCAACAACAACCAACGCACCACGCAGGTTTCCATTAACGGCGGCATACACGTCCAATCGTCGGCAAGCACCATCACCGGCACGATGGACGACGCATCCGCCGCTGCGCGAGACCGCATGGTTCAGATTGTCCCGGCAATGGTTTGATGCCTGTTTATTTAAATGTTAGGTAATGTTAGAATCCGTTGGGATTTTACAGGGCCGCACTTGATGTGCAGTCCTGCGTATTGAAACATCTAACGGAGAATAGCATGGATAAACCGTCAATCCTTGAAGAATTGGAAAAATTGGGCCAATTGAGGGACAAAGGCATTTTGACCGAAGAGGAGTTTGCCGCGCAAAAGGCAAAACTCCTCAATAGTGCGGACGCCGCAGGCGGAGTGCCGAAAAATCCTCAAGAGGGGCAGGCAGAGCCGCAGCAACAGCAACCGCAACAACCACAGCAGCAGCACCAACCGCATCAGCCGTCTATCGTCATCCAGCAATCCTCCATGCCCAGTGCGTCGTCATCCGCCGCAGCCGCAGCCGCCAGCAGCGGAGACGGTTTTTGGGGGACATTCTTGAAAATCGTAGGCGGCATCTTTGTTTTGTCCATCATCCTTGCCACGTGTACTTTGAACGGCCGCGACAAGAAAACGGAAAAACAGGAGGCTGTGCAGCAACAGGCATCCGCCGTTGTTGCCGAACCGGCGGAAACGCCGAGGGACGTGCCGGAGGAAAACCTAGAAGCCAAACTCGGACAGGCGCAGGCCGATTATGCGGAAGCCGAAATCCGGCTGAACAAAGTTTGGAAGGAAATGGATGCCGGCGTACGCGAACACTTGAAGCGCGAGCAGGTGGCCTGGAACCGCGACAAAGAAAGCACTTGCAATCTGTATGCGAAAGAAAACGGCCAGACCCAGCAGGAGCGCGATATTTTCCGTCTCGACTGCTGGACGGACAAATCCGACCAGCGCACTTCCGAACTGATCGCACTGGAAAAACAATTGCTGCCGCAGATTCAGAAAGCCCAAAAAGAGCAAATGGAGAAAAGCGCGGCGGTTGCCGTTGCGGAAATCGACAAAGTGCATGCCGCATGGTCGGAAGTCCCCGACGACATCAAACAGCAGCTTGAAGGCGATTTTGCCGGATGGAAAGACGAGGTAACGTCCACCTGCTTCCCCGAAGGCAAAGACAGCGTACAGGATGTGATTAAGAGCAACGAATGCGTCACGAAAGCGGCGCAGAAGAAGTTGAAAGAAATAAACGGATACAAAATATGATGATGAGGCCGTCTGAAATTCAGACGGCCTTACTATATGGCAGCGCAACAGTCGAACCGAAAGGCTTCGGCATGAATTAGGGAAAGCGAAACCCCGCAGGGCGGCAACTCTGCGGGGTTTTTGCATTAACTTAACGAGACTAAGCTAATGAATGTAGCGGATCATACATCAATTTTTGATAGGGTGATTGAGAGAATGGACAAACTTTCAACGTGGCGGTTCGCCGCCGTATGGCTGATTTTCTTCCTGCTGGCGGCGGGTTATTTTTTAAGTGTGATTAAGTGGTGGTGAAGATGAATACCGATTTTGCAGAAATCAGGAAATCAAAAGGGATGCGCCATTTTGCATTCGTACCCGCAGCAGGCGGTGTTGAATGATTTGGCGTGTTGTGGTTAGCATGTGCTAGAATACGGCACATGAAGATTATCCAGCCACAAACTATCGCTTCCGATTTGGGCAAGCAGTTAGATGCAGCCTATTATATTCCGCATCTAAAACCTTTCAAGCTCGCACGTCTGACTGTCGAGGCAAAAAAATTGTTTAATACACCTGAAGCCTATATTGGTTACGTTACCTTAGGTGCGTTGGCTGTGTTTGACGATAATTTGACAGATGATGAGAAATTATCGGCAGCGGAGAAAAAGTTTGATATTGCCCGACAATACCCGCATGATGCTTATTTGGTGGATGTGTTTCTTTTTAATTCGCTCGCCAGACTGCATCGGCGTGAACAAGCTTATGCAGTAGCGGAACGCCTTTTCAGTTTGGCCGGTGATATGCCGGAACGGTTGTATGCCTGCTTCAACCGCAGCCTTTTTACCGGACAGCTGAACCTGATGGGCAGAATTACTGATCGTTTGGAAAAATTAGGGAAAGATGTAAAAAAAGAGCGTGCAATATTCATGGCGTTATCTGCATCCGGGGTTGACGAGAAGCATCTGAGGGGGCTTCTGGTAGAGGCCGGGCGCGTTATGAAGCAATTTAATCTGTTTCATTCCGCCGACAGAATAGATACTGACGATGATATCGCCTACCTAACACTGCTGGCTATTCCTGATTCTGATCCTGAAGCGGTGGCAGATTGCGACATCGCAATCTCGCGCGCCAAAGTGCGCTATGCGCTGGAGCATGGCTTGGATTTATCCAAACTGGTTATCGGCTGTGAATTGGCGGGTGCAAGTTTATGATACAGGCGCAGGATTTTCTTGACTTCGCCCGCTCCCTGCCGCGCGATAACGAGACGGATGACCGGGTATGTATCGGCCGCGCCTATTACGCGGCCATGCATAAAGCCTTGGAGTATGCGGTAAAGGATGGCTACCAATACGACCATAAAGAAGCCGGCGGTACGCATAGCAACCTGATTCTCTATTTCGATCAGCAAGACGGCGAGGCTTTATTGGTGGTTGCCGACCTACTGAAGAAACTGAAGCGTAAACGCACCCAGGCAGATTACGATTTAGATAGGAATATTTATTCAAATGAGGCAGTGCAGGCGTTAAAATGTGCCGAAACCATATTCAATGAATTGAAATAATAGGTTCTAACCGATAAAAGCTCCGGATTCTCGGAGCTTTCTTTATTTGAGTATCGTACACATGGTTATAGTTTGCTTACACGGCGGCCTTTCGGTTTGCCGCCTACGGTTTTTTGGGAAACCCCTTGCATTCGCAGGGGGTTTTGTTTATGATGGGGGTTCCTAACAAACTTACAGCAGAAAACGCGCCTGTTGCGCGATTTTTCGTATCTACTCCCATCATATATTTGCCGCATTTCCGTTTCCTTGGTTGCGACAGATTTCAAGTTATGGGGGTGCGGGTAGCAGCAATGCCCCGGACGCTACTGTAAGTGCGTTAGGACACCCCCGCCCAATTTGGGTATTCCTAAAACCTTTAAACTTACAGGAGTTCATCATGAACGCATTATCTCTTTCTTTTAAAGACACCGATTTCCAAATTACCGACATCAACGGCCAGCCTTGGCTAAGGGGTTTGCAAGTTGCAAGTGCCTTGGGATACAAAAATCCAGCAGCTGATATTGTTAATCTCTATAACCGTAACGCCGACGAATTTACCGACAGCATGACCCAAGTTATCGAACTGCCCACCGCAGGCGGCAAACAGCAGGTGCGTGTATTCAGCCTGCGCGGCTGCCACCTGCTCGGCATGTTGGCTCGCACCAACATAGCCAAGGAGTTCCGCCGTTGGGTGCTGGACGTGTTGGAGAAAGAAGTTTCAGGCCGTCTGAAACCGCAAAGCGCGCGCCAAGCCCTGCCGTCAGGCCTGACCTGTGAACAACAGGCGGAAGTCAAAGCCCTGCACAATATTCTGATCCAGTCCGTGCCGTTTGAGAAACAGAAGGCCTTGGCGATTACCCTGTGGAGCGCGGTCAAGTCAAAATTCAAAGTCGGCTACAAAGACGTGCCGCCCGAACAGTTTCCCGAAGTATTGAGCCTGATGGCGCGGGTGGCGGTGGAAAAAGGGGCGCAATACCGCGAAGCCGAAGCCGTGAACTTGGAAACCGTGCCGAAGCTGTTTGAGCGTCAGGCCAATATCCCGTTCGACCTGCAACGGGACGCCCATTACGCCGTCACGGTGAAAAACGGGCAAATCTACCGCCACTCCTTGCGTTATGCTTCGATGCCGCACGAAGACGGCCTGATTCCGTGCCTCGCGCATCAGAATAATTTTTAACCCCTAATGCTGCCTGACCGCAGCCAGACCGCCGCGCCGCAAGGTTCGGCGGCTTTGGTGCTGGGCGAAGGCAAGAGAAAGACTGATTATGGCTTGGAACTCCATCGGCATACCGAATATCCCCAAATTGCCGACGAATATAAGCGGTGCGCTGATACAGTTCGGCGGCGCGGCATTGATTAACGCCGTTTTCGGCAATTATTGGGGGATATTCGGCCAAAACGGCATCCCGCTGCTGTTGGCGGACAATGTAACCGCCATCAAACACACTTCCGCTTCCAAAGTCGCCAATGCGCCCGTAGAACAAGGGTCGTTTGCCAGTTACAACAAGGTGGACGACCCGTTCACAATGACCGTGCAGATGACCAAAGGCAGCGGCGGCGTCGTGATGCGCGGCGCGTTCCTCGCCTTGGTGGATGCGCTGGCCAAAAGCAACGACCTGTACATGGTGATTACGCCGGAGGCCGTCTATCCGAATATGGCGATTACGGGCTATGACTACGCCCGCGAGGCTTCGGACGGGGCGCGTCTGTTGAAGGTCAATATCCATCTTGCGGAAGTGCGTCAGGTTAAGGTGAAGTACACCAAAACCAAAGCACCGGAAGCGCAGAAGATGCAGGACAACGGCAAGCAGGCGGCGAAGCCTGCGCAAAATCAATCCGGCCAGTCCTTCCTGTCCAAGATTGGGGATTTTGCCAAGGGCGGCTTGGATAAAGTCAAAGGCTGGTTCAAATAGGCTGTCTGAAAATGATTTATGAAATTCCTTTAAAACCCGTCCCCTCCCAGCAAACGACCGTCGGCATCGAAGGGCGGGATATTACCGTGGCCGTCCGGCTGCGGCTTGGCCGTCTGTATGCGGACGTGAAGGCGGACGGTGAGTATTTGGTTCAAAACCGCGTCTGTCTGGACGGCGTGCCGCTGGTGAACGAAGTTTGGCGCGGACTGCCCGGCGATTTGTACTTTATCGACAAGCAGGGCGCGGACGACCCGCAATGGCCGGAGTTGGGCGGCCGCTTTATTTTGGTGTATCACGATGGGCATTAAGGAAAAAATCCTGCGGATCAGCATCAAGCTCGGGCAGGAAAAGGACGTGTGGGATGCGAAAGGCAACGATACGCTGGTTGCGGAGGGGTTGCGCGCGTCCTGCCAAATCAATTACGGCAACGGCTCGCTGATGCCGTCGGCCAGAATCAAGGTGTACGGTTTGAGGCTGGAAACCATGATGAAGTTGTTGCGTGTGCGCTGGAATACGGAACAGGCAATGATGAACTTGGTGCAGGTCGAAGCGGGGGAGCAGGGCAACATGAGTGTGGTTTACACCGGCAACATCACGTTTGCCTACCCCGATATGGGCGGCGCGCCCGATGTGGCCTTGGTTATCGAGAGCCATACCGCCGTTTTGTGGCAACTCAAGCCCGCCGAAGCAGTCAGCAACGAAGGGGAAACCGATGTTGCCGGCGTGATTGAATCATTGTGCGCGAAAATGGGGCGGAAATTTGAAAACAACGGCGTAAACGTGAAAATCAGCAATCAGTATTTGAGCGGCACGGAGTTGGACAAAATCCGCCAGATTGCAGCACATGCGGGAATAGACGTTTATATCGACAATGAGACGATTGCGATTGCGCCGAAGGGGCAGCCGCGCATGATTGATGTGCCGGTTTTAAGCCCGAAAACGGGGCTGATAGGCTATCCCGTGCCCGATTTGCAGGGCATCAAACTGCGCTGCCTGTACGACAAGGCTTTGCGCTTCGGCGGCTTGTTGGAAGTCGAAGGCAGCCAGATAGAAAGCTGCAACGGCAAATGGCGCGTTTTCGGCATGTCGCTCGATTTGGAGTGCAAAACGCCGAACGGCAAATGGTTTGCCGACATTAAAGCCGCCGATGTGGAGGATATGAATGTCAAAGTCGCAAAATAACTGGGCGCAATACGGCGCGGAACAGGCGCAGGGCGGCGCGGGCGAAATCGGTGCGATCGTGTCGGGCATCGTCTCGCGCATCCAAACCGTCACGCTGGTGCGGGTGGTGAAAACCAAAGCGGGCGGGCTGGCTCCCGTCGGGCTGGTGGACGTGCAGCCGTTGGTTGCCCAAGTCAGCGGCGGCGGGGAAATCACGCCGCACGGCATTATCTACAATATCCCGTATTTCCGCCTGCAAGGGGGCGGGAACGCCGTCATTATCGACCCCGAGCCGGGGGATATAGGTATGTGCGGTTTTTGCAGCAGGGATATTTCCGCCGTCAAACAGAATAAAACGCCGTCTGCGCCGCAAAGCCTGCGGCGTTTTGATTTTTCAGACGGCCTGTATTTCGGCGGCTTCCTGAACGGCACACCCAATCAATACATCATGTTTTCCAAAGGCGGCATAAAACTGTTCTCGCCCGGCGATATTGAAATGGAGGCGGGCAATATCCGCCTGAAAGCGCAAGGCGGCGTAAGCAGCACCTCGCAAACCTTTCAGGCCAATACTCAAGCCGCGGCGCAGTTCACGGGCGGCGGGGGGATTTCTGCCGACGGCGACATGACGGCGAATGGTGTCAGCCTGCTGCACCACGTCCACAAAGGCGTGCAGCCCGGCGGCGGCAACACGGGAGAACCGCAATGAATACCCTCTATCTTGACCCGCAAAGCTGGGATTTGGTTTTAGACGCGGCGGGCAATATTGCGATGGCGAAAGACCCCTAAGGGGGTATTGCTTACAACACGTTCAAGATGCATGGCAGGCATGGCAGGCCCGGGCCATGGAAACACTACGTCCGCGCCATTAAAGAATCCGAGCCGATATTAGATGCCGAAGCCCACAGGAAGCGGAAAAAACAGGCAGCGTAAAGGAAACATGCAATGCAGACCTACAACATCCACAATGACAATACATCTGAAAATCAGGAGGAAAAAATGAACCTATCCGAATTAGGTGCACGCTCCGACATGACCACCATGAGAAAACTGATTGCCTATTCCGCAGGACGGAACAAGCCTGCTTCCCGTGCAACCGTTTACAGAATGGAAAAAGACGGAAGGATTCCAAAACGTATTCCCTCTCCACTTTCTTTCCCCGTATGGGATACCGCCGAAGTCGTTAAGGCTTTGGGTTTGTGATTTTAGGAGATGGGCTTTTTTGTGGTAAATTTATTTTAATATGTTTTAATGTTTATATAAATAAATATGTTACAAAATAAACGTATCCCTTCCTTTCCGCCACAAATTTAAAAAGCAGACTGTTTCATACAGTCTGCTTTTTGTTTATCTCCATTTTAACAACTGGCACAAGGTTCGAACCTCAGACAATCAAAGAATGTAGGCAAGATAAACCGACAATATGGCAGTCAGTGAATCTATCTATACATTAACTTTAAAATTCAGAAAATCCAGCCGTTTGCACGCATCCAAAGAAAATCATTTTCTTCATGCAAAATGCTGAACAATCAAAGTAGATTGTCCAGCATTGTTTGGTTTATGAGCCACAAGCTTTTTATTGAATCAGCCTGATTTAAATCGAGTTTGCGAGCAAGTTATTCACATAACTCTTTCACACTCTCGGGAATATTGCCGCTGCATGC